TTGTGCTGACACATGGACTGAACGTCGGAGGAAATGAGTAGCAATACGCCTTATACGTTCCCGGTTTCATACAGCCGCAAGTGTCTGTTGCGATCCATGCGACAAACGCTCCAGTAGGATTGCAAAGCAACGGCTGACCGCACTGAGTTGGAGCACCGCAAGGGTACGGGTCATACGTAGACGCAGTGATTGCAGCACGGAATCCGGCATCGCCGCAAGGATCAGTTCCGCACGTTATCTGTCCAAACAACAGCATGTTGACCGTCTGCGTAGTTGCGTTGTTGCACGCTGGAAAGTTTGTCGCATTGTCGGGATTGATGGTACAAAACTGATCTTCAAGCTCGCACGAAAACCGATAGTTGCAACAGCCGCTAGTGTCGCCGTCTAGCCCTTCGGTAAGTTCGTGAACACCCGCGCAAGCACCGGGAACCAGAGGCCCAGCAACTTGTATCCCGTAGCGTATATCGCACTCGTCACCCGTGCCGTCCTGCACGCCGACAAAACATTTGCACGGATCGCACGCGCCCGGATAGATGTCGCAAGGCACTTTGCAACAGCACGGATTCTCCGGCTCGACCATCAAGATTTTGTCGTCGTCGTTGCCGCACTTGACCACCTCATATGGCGAATACGTGCACGCTGATTCTTCCGATGGATCTCCGTAATCGATTGGAGAGAAGAATCTCCTGAGCAACGGATAGAAGGTCAAAGAGTTACTCCACAGAGTTGCACGTTGTCGTCGGGATCAATTTGAGGCAACCGTCCTCGACGCACAGCAGACCCTCGTTTGCCGTCGTGCCTGGCTCAAGCTCAGAGAACACCATGCCAGCAAGTCGCTCGCGGCTCACGCCGGTGCAAGAACAAGAGCTGCCCGGCATGACGCATTCAAATTTGTCTGAATCTTCCATGTACGCCGCCCATAACCGCTGCCCTGATCCGTACGTAGACGAGATTAGAAAGAGCGGATCTGCAACTGTAATCTCATCGCCCAAGTCGTAGCCCGCGCCATTCCATGTGAGCAAACCGCCCGTAGTCTCACCGCCGCACGTCAACGACCCGGTGATCTCAACGCGAAAAAATCCCGACGCACCGCCACCACCAGCTGCACGAGGTAGTTTCGACGGCCCCATTTTCCGGTCGCCACGCTCGACTTTTTGCACCGCTGCGGCAATGCGCATAGCATCACTTTTGTTGAACGATACCGGCTTGCCGCCGTCGTTGCCGCCGCCGGGAGATGATGGTGTGGTGTTCGTCATGGCAGCGCAGGGAAAATGCCAGTGAATGTTTTCTCTTTGTAGATTTTGAACGTGAGCATGTCTGGCGGTTGCCCTGCGGATTTTTGTACGCCACCGCTCAGCGCGACCGGCTGCGAGACTTCCTTTTTTGCAGCGTCTAGGATCTTCTTTCGTTCACCGCCGACGATCTCGTTAAAGCCAACGTCCCACGTCTTGAGCCGCCAGTTTTCGCCACGGTGTGCAAGTTCGACGTTCACTTCCCAGTACACTAGCTTCGAGCCGCTCACGAGTTCGATCTTTCGTGAGCCGCTAATACCTTGGCACTTCACTGTGCCAGCAGAGAGTCCGCTGTAGGTGTCTGAGTTAATCGTGTTGAGGTAGTCGCTTGCCAACGACTTATCAAAATCTGCACGATTTCCCGTTATGCTGATACGCCACTCTGCTTTCTCCATCTCCATTCCTTCGAGAGGATCGCCTGCACTGTTGACGATAACGTCCGGTGAATCGTTCCCATCGCCGTAATGAATGAACGCTGGCCCGCTGGTGATCGCGCCGGTGTAGTTGAACTGATCGGGTCGATCTAACGGATTCTCGTCGGCATCTTCTAACACGCCGTAGCTGAGCGAAACGCGATAATGAAACGGAGAGTCGCCGTCTTGTGTCACGCTTACATCGTTGAGTAGTGCTTCGGCAACATCAGGGTGAGCGTCCAGCATTGCGATACCAGGGGCTTGCGCGATGAGCGTCTCGCTCGTGTCCATCGTGTCTACGCGCACGAGGAACTCGCGCTTATACGAAGGAACTTCCCCGTATTTCTGTGAGCCGCCACGGCCCCTGAATAGTTCGCGTGAATCAACAACAGCCATCGGTCACGCTCCCTTCGGCATTAGTTGCACAGGAACTGGCACGCCCTGCGCAGCAGCTTCAGCAAGCTCAACGAGTCGACGCGAATTTGCAGCAGCTTCTCGTTGCTCTTTGATTCCCGGCGGCTCTGCGCCACGCATTAAGCGGAAGAATTCACTAACGCCAGCAGTGCTTGTTGCGTCAACTCCCGAAACGGCTTGCCGCGAAACGCCGTCTTGCGCCGCTTGCGCGTCCAGTGCGTCTTGATTTGCGGCCACGAGATCGTCTTGGATGTTTGCGAACCGCTTGTTGAAGTCCTCTTGTGAGATGGCTTCATTGAAAAGCGCGTCTTGCAGCGTGCTCAGCGAGTCGCGAAAAGCTTGGAGTGGATTATCTTTTGCGGTGTCGTTGCCGATTTTCTCCGCTGCTGATTTCTGTTTCGCACGTAGTGCAGAATCGTCCTTTACTTTCGCAGCAGCGGCAGCTGCAGCAGGAGTCATCTTTGCGGCGGCAGCGTCTGGAGCGTTTCTCGCTGCGTCTGCTGCCGCTCGTCCGTCTTTGATTTGCTTGACGATCCTGTCGGCAACGCTGTTGCCCGCCTGCTTGACTGCTTCATCCGCACCAAGTCCGACGCTCTCGCGAAATGCTTCGCCTGATGCGATTAAAGCATCGACCATATTTGCTGATTGATCGACAGATAAATTGAAAGCATCTTCAGCCTGTTTTTGGCTTGTTGCAGATGCCTCCGACGCACCAAAAAAGCCTTCTAAGTATGCCGACGTTTTGGCTAAAATCGCGGCAGCCATATTCCAAACAGAAAGAAACGCTTGAACAACAGCGTTCAGAAACTGTGCAACGCCGATGAAGACCTGCGCAACTGAAGAGCCAACATTAAACGCAGCCATCAGTGCTGCCGCTGCGCTGCCCAGCGGATCCACAACATTTTGTGAAAATATATTCGCCGCAACGCCGAACATCTCAACGACGAAGATTGCACCGTCGAGCATGGCGTTCGAGATGCTTGCACCAATGTCTACGCCACCCGAGGCCGCAACAAAGTTTGTAAAGTCGTCAATGATTCGCGAGATCGGCTCCGCGAGATTCGAGACAACTTGAGTTGCGAGACCTTGAATTGCGGCAAACGCAGAAGTGAACGAGTCGTTCATCTTCTCGACTCCAAGTCCCTGCGCATTCGTGAGAGTCAATCCAAAAGCTTTTGCTTGATCCGTTGCCCTTTTGATCGCTCCTGCACCCTCCTCGAAGAGAGGCACTAGCTCAGCCCCAGATTTGCCGAACAACTTGATTGCCGCCGCTGATCTCTCAGCCGCTGTTGGTAGTTTCGCGATAGCGTCTGCGATCGCTGCGAATCGTTGATCTGGCGACAGCTTCTGAAGCTCTGCCATCGACAGACCCAACGAAGTGAATTTCGCGATTGCCTCTTTCGATCCATTGCTCGCGGAAATAAAGGCAACGTCGGCTTTTGTTGCCGCCGTCGCGATCGTCTCAACGCCCACGCCTGCAAGATCGCCAGCAAGTTTCAGTCCGGCCATCTGGCCGTATGTCATGCCAAGCCGACGCGAGAGCTTCGAAAGAACGTCGATTCCTTCGGAAGTCGATTGACCAAACGCCATGAGCGAACGACCGGCAGAAATAGCGGCACCACTTAGCTGCGCAAATACCTGGCCTATCGCAATTGTCTTGAGAGTTGCCAAGGAGCCACGCATCCCCGCCATATCTTTCTGCACCTTTTTCATCGCATTGCCAGCAGTATTTGCGCCGGATACCAGCCCGCTTGTGCTGCTGGTGAAAACTGTGCGTAGAGAAACTGCTGTCGCCATTTTTTACAGTCCTGCATCGTCCATTTGTTTTTTGAACGCTGGAATCTTCCGAAGCTCTTCCTTCATTTCCTCTTCCGTCTGAAAATCTTTCTTGCGAGAACTGGGCATGAAGTCTTCGGGCTTTGAAAATTTGTTTCCATTCACTAATGCCGTCGTGCAGCAGATCGATCCTGTTTGCCTGTACTCGTCGCCGAATGGCTCGATCGACCAGAACGCAATCCACTCCGCCAGTTCCGCACAGTCGAGAGATTCACCGAGTTCCTTCACGGTTCTTCCGAGAGCCAACGCAAGCCGAAACAGGAACCGCCGCTCCGGTTGCGTCAGGAGTTTTTTGCTAGTTCGTCCACATCTTCTTTCGAGAATCGATTGCTCTTCATGCAAATATCAAAGAGCCGATCGAGCACAACACAACTCTTTGCACCAAGTTCGTCCGTCTGCTGGTCTGTGTACAGTCGCACGCCGTTTTCATCGCACAAACATTTTGCCACGAGCGCGGCGCGAATGATTGTTGGAGTCACTTTCTTTCCGTGGAACTGATGCTCCCAAATATCTTTTTCATTGCAGGTCATGATCCGCAAACAAACAGTGCCACCCCATTCCGGTATATCGATTTCCTGCAAGCGTCGATCAGTGACCGGATTGATTTCATCGCGAGATAAAGGCATTTAGTAGATCCCTGAAAATTGAAACACCGCCGACCCCTTGATCAGATCACCGACCGAACCTTGAAAAGAAATTGATTCCAAAAGTGCGTACCCATCGAGCACCGCAGATCCGGGAATCGTGAGAGTCAACTGCTCGATTGATCCTTGTTCCGCGCATCCAATGTTGCTGGCACCCCAAAATTGAATCGACAACTTGCCCCAGTCGATCGAGCCGCAGTCAACGTCTTTGACGACAACGGATCTGCCGTCGCTCGTCGTCGTGACCTGCGAATCCATCGATGTCATATCGATCGCAGTCGAAGTGCCATCCCACGAAAACGCAATGAGGCTGAACGAGGCTGCGCCCCAGCTGAGAGTCGTTCCTTGTGCGGCAGCAACCGGCATTTATTCGTCCTCAATCAGTGATCATCGAGAACGTCGCAGAACCTTTGAGAATCTCACCGACCGCTGCGGTGACGTTGTACGACTTGCAAATTGCTTGACCGGAAATGCTGAGAGTCGCGCATGTAATAGTGTGGGCTGCCGACATATCTGGAGCTTCCAATCCTAGAAAGTCCACTGAGATTTCCGCACCTGCTGACTCGTTCAGTGGGCTCAGCTGATAGACGCGACTTGCTCCACTCGCGAGCGAAAGATCGGACACGTCGATCTGTGAAAGACCCGTAACGCTCTGCTGCACGGATGTTGCGGTGAACGTCACCGAGTTGAAAACGAACGTAGTACCCTGAGAATCTGCAATTGGCATTGGTTAGTCCTCCTGGAATCGAACCTCAAAATCTAAAGCCACGATGTAAATTGGTTTTGACTGTCCTTCGTTAGGCAGCAGAACGTCATCAGATTCATTAGTCATATTAGCGCGTTGCACTACGACTCCTGTAGCGTTGGTGCCGACATACTCATCGAGAGCGGATCGAATCTCCTCGGAGATGCTTTTCGCCTCCGCATAGGTGAGCGAGTACACGTTGATCTCGAAACTGGCAACCGGCAGACCGATCGCGTTCGCCAGCGTTCGCTCTCGCGATGTGCCGGTGCGCTTGTAAATGACGATCGGTAGCGGTTGACCTTGCGGAGCAGTCAACGGAAACGCCGGTGCCGTGAGTGCGGATAGCTCAGCGGATAGCCATTGCTCAACGTATGCCATCAATACCTCGGCTTGATCATTTCATCGATCGCCTTTTGCAACGCCTTGTCCGAAAGCGTCTCGACCTCAGTGCGAACTGCGCTCGCGTATGCGCTTCGCGTGTCGCGCATCATGTGTTTTGCTGGGCCTTTCCCACGGAACGCAGGCTTGGAAAGTTTCTTTCCTTTTCTGGTCGTCACGAATCGATCTTTCGTGCCGCTCTCTACAAGATAGGAATGGTTTCCAATATGGTTTTTGCGTGAAAAGAAAATCACTCCCGTTGCACCAGAACGAGAACCGTTTTGAAAAAACTTCGCGGCGGTCTTGACGCTGCGTTTGAGATTGCCTTGGCCTTTTCCTTTGCCTTCACGCTTTGGAGTGGCGGCCCTCAAAGGTTTCAGCATCACATTCGCGCCAGCTCTGGCTGCTGCCCGCAGATATTTTGCTACAAGCCTCTGCGGTATAGCCCGGAATCCACCCTCAAGACCCTCTAGCTGTTGGATCATCCAGTCGGTATTTACAGAGAAACTAAAGCTTGTTTTTGTCATCAGGTAACGCGCTCCACGCACAGCAGCTCGTGCTCCTCGCGATTGTTTCGCTCAAGTACCTGGCTGATCTCCAGAATGCGATCTGATCTGCTGTCCCACTTGATTCGCATCGCTCCCGTCAGCCCGCTCACGAAACGCATTCGTACTTTGTGCGTGACTGCCCCGGCTGTTTCTTGATGCCGGATCACCTCGCTCGATGACACTGATTCGATCGAGCATCTGCGAAGCGTGTGAGTAGTCCACGTCTGTTCGCTCTCACCGAATGAGTTCTGCGCCTCCGTCGGAGTCTGGATCGTCACGCTCTCACGTAGCCGCCCGGCTGCAATGCTCATGCATTCGCCCCCCAACTGACACTTGCAAGAAGCGAGTTCACCGCGAGAGGCAGACTTGATGAGATAGAGCCAACGATCACCGGCTCCCGATTGGCGTACCAGTGGCCGACGAGAAACAGAATCGCGTGCTTGATCTGCGGTGGCACTTTTGTTGAGTCACCGTAACCGGCATACCACGTGATGCTCACCGAGGCTCGATCGTCGATTGTGGCTGGGTAGCAAAGTCCGTAGTTATTACTCAAAATCCCAGGCGTAGCGTCAGCGTCAACACGATATAGCGTGTCTGAGAGCGTCTGCGTGCCGTCCTCCTGCGAAACATAAGTAATCACAGTGGTCGTCTCTGTTTGCGAAACTGGCGGACGAGGTAGCTCGATCTCATCCACCGGAAACGAATCAAGTACCATCGTCCACTGTGTCGTAATAAGCGTGCGATCGATGATGTCTTCGACGTAACGCCGTGCCGCACCGATCAAATGGATGAGGTACTCGTCGTCGTCCTGAAAATCATTCTGGATGCGCAGATGACTCTTGCACTGCGTGATCGATACTGGCTCAACAACCGGCTCAGTCGTCCGCTTCAAGCTGCGATATTGCATTGCGAAGTTTTCTTTTTTTTGTAACGACCGCTTGCTCTCTGTGCTCTCGCTGCGGCATGTCCGCAAACTCGATAGCCTGCTGTGGATCGGCTCGAACAATGCCGCGCCGAATGAATAAATCGGCTTGACCACCGCCCATATTCTCGATCACGTCGCCTTTTTTGTATGACGACCAATTCATCAACATTCGAACTCGCACAGATACCTTTCAAAAAAATAGACGGGCGATCGGCGGGTAGGCATCCATGCCGACCGCCCGTCCTTGGGCGTTAAAAATTAGCCGCAAACGATTGCTTGAACTGGGCCTGCCACGGTGTCCGATCCGACGCTATGATTTTTTATGCCGACTCTTGCGACTGCTCGAATCACTGTCTGGTCTGACAGAAAATTCACGTCTGAGGATTGAGCAATCTCAATGCCT